AAGCTTTAGGCATGGGTTACGAACCCCTAACCCCTAACTGTCACAGATAGCGGCTGATTGGAAGACAGATTCGGCATCCCCTCGGACGATTTATTTTACCCTGCTTTCTTCCTCATATCAAATACGTCTCGTTACGCTAATTCTTTTATTGACTCGCGCTCTTGTACTGTGCTTGGTTAGCCAGTGGAGGAAACGTAGACATGACTGCCCGAACCAAGCCTGATGCCGCCCCTCGTACGGCTACCGATAAGCGTGACTTCGGTCGCAAGTACGAGCTTCACGTCGGTGACCGATATGGGCGACTCCTCGTTACCCAGACGCGCCCCAAGCTCGTCTTGCTCTGCGACTGCGGCAAGACCATCGACGACCGAACCCCTTCCCACATCGCCGTCAATCGCCTCCGTTCCTGCGGCTGTGGCAAGTCTCCTCGCCCCGCTCGCTCCCCCGGCGACAAACACAACGAGTGGACTCTCGTGAAGCTCCTCGAAGACGGAGCCTCTACCTACCTGCGCCTCTGGTCCGTTGAGTGCTCCTGCGGCTACAAGGCCTCCAAGTACGAGTCCGACCTCAAGACCAATGCCGTCTCCTGTAACGCTTGCGGCTATACTCGCCGAGCAGCTCGCACCCGCCAAAAGCATCTCGACTCCCAGGTGGCCAAGTGAACAAACTGGGTAAGCGCGCCGTGGCGTGCAAGAACTTCTACTGGATGCAGGGCATGCTCTCAAGCAGTGGCCGTCGCGTTGGCGTCTGGATTCCAGGAACCGTCTGCGGTGCCTCAGAGGAGGAGCTTGTGTGGCCCGACCTCGACGACCCCGCCACGCTTGGGTGCCTGCTTCACTTGGTGCGCGAGGCGTGGCCGGACGAGTGGCACGAGTTCATGGTGCCGATATTCGACGGCTTTAGCCACTGGTATGTGGGGTGCATGATGCCTGGCACGTCCAGGATCGTCATGCCCACCCGCGTCATGCAGAACGGGTTGCTTGACGCGCTTCCGCCGAAGCCGACCGAGGCCGAAGCCCTTGTGGCCGCACTGGAGGCTGCGCCATGAGCAAAGTAGACATTGATGAACTCGTCCGCTGGCGAGACAAGTGCGAGGCGCTGGCTGCATCGCTGCAGCGGAAGGTCCGGCACTGCGACGAGATCACAGAGGAGCGCGACGAGGCGCGGGCGGAAGCGGACTACTTGCGCCGGGACGTGGAATGTCTGCAGCTTGGACTAACCGTTAGCAACGAGGCATATCGCGCGGGATACAAAGCGGGGAACCTTGCTAGCGAGGCCTACCGCCGAGGCGCGGAGGCCATGCGCGAGGCGTGTGCGCACGAGGCTTCCGTATGCGCCAATCACCGAGGCGAGAAGCTTGCCGACATCCTGAGCGCCCTGCCGATCCCGGAGGAGCCATGACCCGCCTAGACCTTGAAGCCATCCGGGCGCGCTGCGATGCAGCGACGAAGGGTCCGTGGCGAGTGGACGGAAACACCTATGACGAGGATTGCAACGAGCACCTCGCGCCATACGGCCTCGAAGGGCCAAATGAACGGATGATCTGGTCAAGCGGCGGTGGCGAATACAGTCACCCCGACATGGCTACGGCGCAATTCATCGCCCACACCCGCGCCGACATTCCCGCGCTGCTCGCGTACATCGACGAGCTGGTGCGCGAGCGCGACGAGGCCCGCGCGCAGCTCGCAGCCATCGACACCGGGAGCCCATGCGACGGGCACCGACATTGCTGCGCGGACCGGCGGAAGCTCGCAGAGGAGCTACTGAGGGTTCGAGCGGAGCGCGACGAGGCAGTCAAGGCTTGCGCTGACGCGCTTGCAGAGCGCATCACTTGGTACCAACGAGGACGCGAAGAGGCGCTTAAGGAGAAGCCGTGACCAATTCTATCAAACGAGCTATCCCAGGAGGCGGATTTGCCACGACTACCAAAGGCTACTGCAGCGGATGGCGGAAGTACGCAGACGCAATCGCAGCAGCGACTGGCTGGGCAATTCACTCATTCGGCAATGGGCATGTTCGGTTCGTTTCTTCAGACTACAAACACACGCAGTCAATCAATATCGAATTCATAGAGCCACTAGCTGACGCAGTGCGCAAGGGGTACAAGTGGAAGAAAATATCACAAAATCATTCCCAATTCAGCGAGCCGTCTTCCTCCGAGGAGTCGACGACCCAAGCGAAAAGTCGCGAATCACCACAACCTTCTACCGGCCAAAACACATGGATCTTCGATACGAAGAAGGATTTGTGAAGGCTGGCTCGACGCTGGTGCCACTCAACAACGTCGTTGAGATGATCTCAATCAAGCTCGAGCCCGTTGCTGTGCCAGTAGTCTGTGTTGAGCCAAGCGATGACGCTCCCGAAGTGAGCGAGAAGGTATCCGTCACGGATGAAGAAGACAAGCCAGCACGCCGTCGAGGCCGACCGCGCAAGATCCAAGTCTGATGACGTCCTTGGAGTGTTTGAGGCCGCTGTCCGAGAGCAACTGGCAGCGAAGGATCTCTCTCACTTTGAGGGTCTGCTCACCTCTTCTCTCGGGTTTGGCCTTACTACTGCCAGCCCCCTACAGCGAGCTATTGCTCGTGTCGCTGACGGGCGTCCTTTGGGCGACCTTGCAGATGACCCACGTGTCCTCCGTGCGTTCGGAGGAGTTATTCCAGATGCTGTTAAGCCCGCAGAACTTGCAATCGTCTCTGGTATCCGTACGGCTAAGAGCTTATCAGCAGCAGCTCTTGCAGTACACTGGTCGCAGCGGGCGGATTTATCGAGACTAGGGCCTGGAGAGATCCCTCGTATCTCCATTGTATCCCTGTCGAAGGACCTTGCAGACGTTGTCTACGGCCACATCGTTGGCAGGACGATGGCCTCTCCTATTCTGTCGAAGCTCATCCTGGAGACTCCGACAGCGGATACCCTGATGATTCGGCATCCGTCAGGCAGGCCCGTCGAGATCAAGGTAGTTGCATCGAGCAAGGCCGGATCGTCCCTCGTAGCCCGATGGTCGGCTGGCGTTATCATGGACGAGGTAGCGCGATGGGGTTCTGATGAGTCAGCCGTCTCCGTCAATGACCTACGTGATGCTGTTCTGCTTCGCATCCTACCAGGAGCGCAGCTGGTCTACATCTCGAGCCCCTGGGCTCCGATGGGGTTCTTGTACGAGCTTGTCAAAGACAGGTGGGGAAAGCCAAGCCGAGACTGTATCGTAGTCAAGGCACCAGCCTACGATATGGCTCCCATCATCTGGCCTGAAGAAAAGCTGGAGATTGCGAGGAGAGATCCGCGCATCTATCGCACCGACATCGAAGCAGAGTTTGCTGACCCAGAAGAGGCCCTGTTCACGACAAACATGATCGAGACAGCTACGAGGGAAGCGCCTATCGCTTCCGCGCCCCAGCAAGGAGTGACATACACTGCTGCCATCGACCCGGCAACCAGAGGTAACAGCTTCACCCTCGTCGTTGCGACTGGCTCTGGGCGCAAGAAGAAAGTCATCTGCTTGGCGCGTCAATGGACAGGAAGTCCAGTAAATCCCTTGAGGCCAGCACTGGTTCTCGAGGAGATAGCACACATACTAAAAGCATATAGGGTAACTGTCCTAGACAGCGACCAGTATATGGGCGACGCGCTACGTGATTTGGCAAACCAAGTCGGGCTCATCCTCGTTCCACACTCGTGGACGTCGACAGAGCGCACCAAACGCTACCTGACCTTGCGGACCATGTTCGAGATAGGCGATGTCGAGCTGCCGCCAGACCAGTTTGTAAGGCAGGACTTGCAGCGAGTCGTTCGCCGGTACTCTCAGTCCGGGATAACGATTGACCTGATGAAGTCAGGCGATGGTCGCCACGCCGACTATGCCCCAGCTATCTGCATGGCTCTCACTCGATGGCACGAGCTGGAAGACAACCGACAGCAGAGTGAATTCGAGAGCGGATACCAGGGACTTGATGAAGAAGAGAAAAAGATATGGGGTAGAATAGAGAATAATATAAGAGCAAAAAACAAGAAGTCGTCAAGGGTGCGACGATGATTTATCTTGACATAAACCAAGTTCGGAAGATGATTGCATACTATGGCTTCGATCAATGACACTACTGAAGCGTGGTGGTTGCTGCATGAACAAGGGGATAACCCAGCAGACTCTGTAGTCAGTACCATCAACTCAATTCGAAACGAGACTTCGTATCGCCGCCAGATGTGGCAGCGAGCGGCAGAGGTCTATGGTGCGGATTTGCGGATGTTTGGGATGCCAGTAAAGGGCATCTACGATGACCGAGTCAGCTTCAACGTAGCCAGGAACGCCATTCATACGATGCAGGCCAAACTGGCTCGCACGATGCCTATCCCATCATCCCAAACGGTGGGCGGAGATTGGATTCAGCGGGATCGCGCAAAGCAACTAGACCGATTCTTCTCGGGCGCGTTCTACAGCGCGCAGTACAGCAAGACGTTCCCTCAGATCCTGCTCGATGTCCTTGTCTTTGGGACCGCTGCGGTAAAGGTCTACTTCTCTCAGGGCAAGTTGCAGATCGAGCGAATCCCGATCTTCGACCTTCTCGTGTCAGAGGCCGAGGCGCGCTACGGAACGCCTCGGTGCTACTATCACCGATGCTACATGGACCGCTCCGTGGTCCTTGAGACGTTCGGTGGCGAAGACGAAAGCCTCTACGGGACTGCCGCAGCACGTCGAGCAGCTATCCTTGGGGCTCCGAAACCTGCGGATGATGACTCTGCGTACATGAATAGTGGCCGCTACAGCGACCAGATCCTGGTGTACGAGGCAGTCCACCTTGCATCTGGGCCAAAAGCGAACGATGGGGCGAAGATCATCTCCCTTTCGACAGGCGTTCTGCAGGCATCGGAGTGGAGCCGGAGCGATAACGCGTCTATCGCGTTCCTTAAAACGAACGCGGTACTGTCTGGGTTCTTCGGGCCGTCCATGGCGCTCGAGTTGGCTCCCGCACAGGATGAATACGACCGTCTGAGCGAGAAAATCCAGGTTGCGCACCACCTTATGGGCGGTTCTCATATCGCAATTCAGGCTGGAACTCTTGGTAAGACGAAAATCGATAACGATGTCGGAACATTCTTTGAATACTCCGGCGCGCCGCCGATGGTATTCAACCCCCAGCCGGTCCATCCTGATACGTACTCGTACAAGGATTCGATCGCTCAGAATATGCTTCGCTATGAGGGCATTTCCGAGCTTGCCGCTCAATCCCTTCTTCCAGCTGGCCTTCGTCAGGCATCTGGACGGGCTCTGACGGTATATGACGACATGGAAGACGCTAGGTTCCGTGTTGCCCACGAGTCTGTGCGTCAATTCCACGTAGACATTGGCTGGCTCATCGTAGATGCATGCATCGAGGCGAGCGAAGCAGGCGAGACTGTCCAAGTCCTTGCTCCAAGCAAGAAAGCATTGGAGCGCATCGACTGGGAGGATGTTGCCATGGACCGCGACGACTTCATTCTCGTATGCGAACCAGTGAGCGCGCTGAGTCAGAGCAAGGCTGCGCGGTTCTCGGAAGTCATCGAGATGATGGACCGGAAACTGATCACTTCGAAGGAAGAGGCGTTCTCGCTCCTGGAGATTCCAGACATCGATGCCGCTCGCGACCTCGAGACGTCTGACCTAGACGTCGTCGACAAGGCCGTTGCCATGATTCTTCGTGGCCAGCGGTACGTGTCGCCCGACAAGTACATGAACATGCCGCTCGCCTTCGACAGGGCTCGACGGCACTACAACAAAGCTCGAGTAGAGGGCGTCCCAGAAAAGCGACTTACGGTCCTTCGACAGTACCTCGAAGAGATTGAGTCGCTGCTTCAGCAAGCCAAGCAGGACGTTCAAGACGAGCAGATGGCTCAACAGGCTGCAGCCCAAGGTGCGCAGGGGATGCCCCCGCCACAAGAAGGTGCGCCACAAATGGAGGAAACACAATGAGCGATGACCTGATTTCTAAGATGCGAGCAGCAGCAGACACCGTAATCTCTTCACAGTCCAGCGACAGCGCCGAGGAGGGCCAAGAAGAGTCGTCCGAGGAAGGTTTGTCCACCGAGGGCGAGGCTTCGTCGGAAGACGGTGCTGATGCCATCGAGGCGGAGGAAGCTGCCGAAGAAGCAGAGCCGGAGGAAGAGTCCGACAATGACGGAGTCGTCGCCATCCGGCGGCAGGCAGAGCGCCGGATTGTTCGAGCCGAGGCGCGCACGCGCGAACTTGAAGCTCAGCTTGAGCAGGCCAGTTCGCAGAACGAAAAGACCCGAAGTCAGGTCGCGGAAGACATCTTCAAGAAACTTCGACGTCGGCCCGTGTCGACGTTCAAGGAATTCGGGTTTGAGTTTCAAGACCTGATTGACGCTGGCATTCGTGAAACGACTGGTCAGGATGACCGGGTTACGAGCGAAATCGATGAACTGCGAGGGGAGCTTCGAGAGCTTCGTCGAGAGCGCGAAGAAATCAAGAAAGGCGAGCAGCACGCTGCGGACAAGCAGAAGCAGGCAGCCGCACGCGGAGACTTCCTTGGGATGGTCACCAAGCGTGACTTCCCAACTCTCTACAACTTGTTCGAGGATGACCCAGAAGCCTTGTGGGGCGAGGCTCAGCGCCTTGCTACGAGCATGGCATCGAACGGAGACGACATCAGCGATACCCTCGTGATTCGTATGCTCGACAAAAAGTACCGAGACCGGCTCGTGCGTGCCGGAGGCGCAGCTGCAGGGAAAGACTCTCCCAAGCGGCAGGCGTCCAAAACGCTATCAACGAAGGCGGCCAGTGAAGTGCGGACTTCGGGCAAGCCGTTTGGGCAGCTTTCTCCAGATGAACAAAAAGCTGCTCTTCAAGCCGCAGTCAAAAAAGCACTCAATCAATCTCCAAACTGACAGGACATCATCATGGCTGGCGCAAACTCCAATCCCACCTACGCAGCAATCCAAGCGATCCTCAAGACGAAGTACCCTGATGGAGCCATCCCCACGGCTCTCTACAAGAACTTCCCACTGGTCTCGCTTATCAAGAAGACCACGAACTTCGACGGCGACTTCCGCGTCGTTGCGCTTCAGAACGAGCGCCCACAAGGTTCGTCCTACGACTTCACCACGGCGCAAGGCGTGGCGAAGGGCGGCCTCAACGGCGGCGGCGGTTCCTACAAACGCTTCCAGGTCTACCGCACGAAGCACTATGGCCTTCTCCGCATGGACGGCGAAACGATGAAGGCGGCTGTGCGCACGAGTGGCGCGCTTGTTGACCTTTGGAACCAAGAGACGGACGGCGTCTCGACAAATGAGCTTATGGACCTCGAGTTCCAGCTCTTCGGCGACGGGACGGGCGTTCGAGCGACGGTTGCGTCGTGGACGAACGCTACCAGCACTGTCCAACTCGCGACTCCTTCGGACATCGTCTACTTCTGCACCGGCATGAAGCTTGGCCTTGTGGTTGGAGGTGTTGAATACGGGTCCAGCGTCCCGGTTGATAGTGCAGCGACCGGAGAAGGCGCGTACGTCTTCAGCATTGACCGAACGGCTGGTTCGTTTGTGATTTCGAACGCGGCAGGCACTGTTGCGGCAGGCAAATTGTTTAACGGTTTGGCTCCAGCAATCGGCGATGGATTCGTCCGCCGTGGCGACTACAACGCTAATCCAGGCGGCGGCACGTTCACCACGAGCAACTCGGCTACTGGTCCTGTCACGGGCATCCAGGCGTGGATTCCACAGGTGGTGTCGGCGACTCCGTTCTGGGGCCTCAACCGTACGGTGGACTCTGTTCGCCTTGCTGGTCAGCAGCTGAACGCCTCTGGTCTCCCCATGAACGAAGCACTCATGGAAGCGGAAGCGCGCGTTGCGGTTCAGGGCGTTGGCTACCCGGATACGATCTTCATCAACCCGCTCGATCTGCAGAACCTCAAGAAGGCTCTTGGTTCGGACATTGTCTATGACCGTGTTCAGTCGAACGTCGCTGGCATCAGCTTCAAGGCGATTGAGTATGACGGCATGAATGGCCCGATGAAGATCATCTCGGACCCGTTCTGCCCGCGCAACAAAGCGTTCATGCTCAATATGTCGGCATGGGAGCTTTCGACGCTCGGCGCTGCTCCTCAGATGCTCGACTTCGACAACAACGACTACCTTCGCGTTGTCGATGCTGACCAGTACGAGGTCCGTTTCGGCCACTACGGCCAGAACATTTGCAACAACCCAGGCAGCAATATCGTCATTCGTAACTTCGGTCTTTGATCCGGAGCCTAAGAAAGGAGCCGAATTATGGCACTGAACCGAACACTGTATAGTGGCACTGGAACGAACATCGTCAGCCATGGTAAGATGAGCCAGCGATGGCTGCTCAGTACAACGACTGGGGCGATTAACACCTCCACCGATGAATTCGGTCGAGCCTTGGATGCGACGGTAGGGCGAGGTCTTCTCCTCACTGAGGTTAGCCCTGGCGTTGTGATGTCGTCTGGCAAATTTAACGTAACGCTTCAGCCAGGCAACAGCATCACGAATTTTGTGAATGCTAGCGCGAAGGTCACGAAGTTCAACGTCACGGCTCCACACGTCATTCTTTCAACGCAGCTCAAGCAGACTGGCGTGACTTTTCAGACGTGGAGCTGGGCTACACCTGGACCCCCATCGGTCTTCGTGGATAACCCACCTGTCAGCGTTGTTGGAAGCGTTGGGGCGCTTGGAGCTGTCGCCGGCCCATATTGCGGCACTGACGGAACGCGAACTACTCTTGGCGGAGTTCCCGTTACGGTAACCTCGTCTCTTACGAGTCAAGCAGTGGCGGGTCTTACGGCGACTTTGACGTTTGCTGTTGCCGTATCGGGGACCACGCCGTTTACGGTCGGTCGCGGGTATACAATCACTACTCTTGGCACCACCGACTTCACAGCAATTGGTGCCTCGTCTAACACCATCGGAACGAGCTTCGTGGCAACCGGTGTTGGAACTGGTACTGGCACCGCCATTTACCAGCTCGTAACGGGAGTGGCGCTTGAAACCACTGCTCCAAACACGCTTGCTCTCCTTTCCCCATACGGGAACGCCGCAACGAGCACGACTTGGACGCTGCAGCTTCCTCCTAACTGTGGTGGCGGCGTCGGCGTCGTGTGTAACGCGGTCGCTGCTCTTGCAACGACTGCGGTGCTTTCGCCTAACCCATCCTGGCTTTCGGTGGAACTTGAGTTCACCACAAGCTCGGTGGTTGCCTGATGAAGGGCAAAGGAATGGCCCTCATGATCGCCATTGGCAAGAAGAAGCCGTCGGACGGTTATGATAAGTCATCAGAAGAGATGGATGACTCTCCACCCAGCAGTGAAAGCTCTTCGGAGGAACTGAAACTGTTGACGAAGTCCTTCTTCGAAGCTGGTAGCAAGGGCAAGTACAAGTTGGCGGCTCAGGCTTTCCATGAAATGCAGAAATACTGCAGCGACATGGAACACGATTCTGAAGAAGAGGAATGATCGATGGCACTCTCGGCGACGTTATCTGAACTTGAGACTTGGGTCCGTCAAGACGCGGACATGCAGGCTCCCGATGATCGGGTGACGTCGTCTGAGTGCCGCAACCGCATCAATCGGTCGTTGGCTCATCTCTACGACCGATTGGTGCTTGTTGATCAAGAGTACTTCCTGCGTTCGGTTTCGACGACGTCGAACCACACGGGCAAGTACGACATCATGAACGACTTCAAGACCGGAGTCGTTAGGTCGTTTACATCGGTCTCCCAGGCGGGCACGGGGTACACGGACGGAGAAATCGTAACTCTCGCACAGGGTACGAACGCAACAGCGACGGGTGTAGTATCCGTCACAGCTGGCGCAGTGACGGGGTTGACCATCACGAGCGCGGGCAGCGGCTACTTTGATGAAGCCTATACGCAAGCGGCGTTCACTCAGCTTGGCACGACAATCGGTCCAGGAGCGACAATCCTGGGGCCTGCGATTAACGTGGGTACCAAGACATACCTCGTATTTCAGAATACAAGTTTCGGCCTGTTAGAGATCGACCCAGTCGCGCAAACATGGGTCGCGAGAACGGCAGCAGTCGGCGGAAACGTGACGTATCGCGCAGCATACGTGCCGTCGACCAATGCCATTTACGTCGCGAAATCAAACGGCGACATATACAAATACGATATTGCGACGACTACGTGGACTGTCTATGCAGCCGTAGCACCGTCGTTTGCCTTCATTAGCATCTTCTATGATGATGCGACCAACCAACTGTTTGCCACAGATGCGGCACTGCTTGCGAGCATGTACGCAATCGACCCAGTAACGGTGGTGTCCGCGTCCGTGACGCCGCTTGGGTTGACCGCACGTGTTCGCGGAGGTCGAAGCGGGTTTGTGTACTTCGAAGATGTTCCTGCGACGAGCATCTACGAGTTCGATACGACCGCGCTTACCTTCGCGGCGGTTACGCCAATCGCATCGAGTCCATCTGACTTCCTCTACGTGGCTTCGGCAAACAAGTTCTACATGGGCCTGCTCCCAGCAGCTCCGATCAAGGCCTTGGCCTACGACGTGACGACTGCTTCCGCGATTGACCTGACAGCAACGATCAACGCGCTACCAAACTATGTCTACGCGCAGTCGTACCTCGGATACGATGCGACGCAGGACGGCGTTTATTTTTCAGGGTTTTTGACGTCTCCATACGTTGCCAAGATTGATGCGACTACGGATGTGGCAACAGAGGCGCTTGCCGTCTCTGGCGCAGCTGGCGCGCTCGGTACGTATGAAGTAGCAAATGGCAATGTGATGGCCGTGGTGTACTCTGCGGGAACCCCATTCAGTACTGGGTTTGAGTTTTACAGTAACCAATCAGTAAATATCAGCACGCCAGACTATATCATCGTCAACCTCGCTGGGTTTGGTCAAGGTGCGCAGGCTCTCGTCTACATCGAGAGCGACTTCTACAAGTGCAAAGGCATCTGGTATAGCGATGCTGGAGGCGGGACGGGTCCTACGGCGACGTGGTTCCCGCTTCGAAGGTTTCAGTGGGAGCAGCAGAACGCGCTCAACCAGTCGGCCAACCTTGGCGGCTCAGGAGCCTTGCCTCTGTATCGCATCATGACGCAAGACGGGCGCGACAAGGCGCTGCTTTCGCCAGACAACGCGGGCGGAGCATTCCAGCTCTGGTACTACCCCGCTCCGACGCGCCTGCTGGTCGATAACGACCGCTTTGACGGGCGCGCAGGTTGGGACGACTGGATTGTCAAAGACGTCGCCATTCAGCTCCTGATGGCCGAGGAATCGATTGAGCAGGCAGCGGCGCTGAAGAGCATCCGCGATGAAATCTGGGAGCGTATCCAGCTCCACGCATCCGACCGAGAAGCCTCGCAGCCTGAGCGCATCATGGACGTCACACTTTTGAGCCGACGCTACAGCCGTCGATAGAGCCCCAACATGCCAGTAGAGAAGCCCCAACAGTTTCTTCCACAGGTTACTGGCAATGCTGCTGTTGACCATGCGCAGGATGCGATCTCGCAGCTTGCATCTGCTCAGCGCAGCCAGGGTACCCAGAAGAGAATCGTAGACAAGCTGTCGCCGACCGAGCCTCCGGCTCGTGGTATCCAGCTTCGTCCGAACCAGACGGTTGACATCCCGCATAGCGTTGGGCACCCGGTCTCATCGATTGGCGTTGCGTCAATCATCGACTCGAGAAGCAATGCGGCAGCGGCCCCACGTGCTGCGCCAAACCTGCAGCTTATCGAGCTTCCTAGCAAACTAGGCAGTCGTATTGTAAGAGTAAGATACATCCCGCCGAAGGATGATGCTGGGAAAGACATTCCCAACACTCCATCGTTCAGGGCAAAACTGGAGCTTGGTTGATGGATCAGATTGTGAAGATTCCGCTTCTTGGTGGCATCGATGAGAGCATCGACCCAGATCAGCTCCCAGCTCCAGGCATGAAGGAGCTAACGAACGTTGTTATTCGAAAGAAGCAACGGTTCCAGAAGCGCGAGGGCTATACTCTTATCCCTAGTCCATCGAGCCCGACGACTCCTGCGACAGTATACCGAGGAAATGCTGTATCCGGTATGCCGTTTCCTGCAGAGGCAATTGGCGGCCACAAGAGCCCATCAGGCGATAAGCTTGTGACCGTAGCCGACAGCCAGATGTTTGAGTATGTCGGGCAAGACGGCTTGCGGCAGTATCGATATGTGAACGACGTGCCGCGTGCAATGGGCGACGTCGTGCCTGTTGATACGTCAGCAGGCCAGTGTCTTGAGATCGAATCATGCATCATCAAGAATGAGAACAACGGCCTTCGCGTAACCGTATGGAGCGTGGCTGCGCGGCCGAGCGCAATCATGGCCGATGACTCCATTTGGTGGGAGAACATTGACGGGGCCGGTCTATATTTTTCCATTCAGAATCAGGATACCGGGGCGTTTTTGTTTGCCCCGACCCGCATCTACATGCCTGGGTCCATCCCAACGATGGACGTTAGAAACTTGCGCGTGTGCGAGTCTTACGAGGACCCGGCTCTGGGAGCAGATGGGAATGTAGGCTGCATCATCATGTGGCAACAGGGGCCGTACAGTGGGGCTCCGCAGTTGTGGGGCATTCGAATCAACGCGTACGGCGAGATCGGCAATACGATCAACGTCACGAACCTGCTCCAACCAGGGTACCAAGGGCTGCCTCCTACTTACCGATCATTCGACATCGCATCGCTTCGGCGTACGGGAGAGACATATGGCTTTGCTCTGATCGTATGCACTGAGGACTCTAAGCCAGTTCCTGAGCTTCAGTGGTATCAGATCAACGCAAGCGCGACGGTGCTGTGGACGGTAAGCCACGTAACGACCGTATTTGATGCAGCCACAGCAGGACGAACCTGGAAAGCCAGGTGCATGCGTGGCGTGACCATGCAGTATGAGAAGTCCTATATCAATGGTCCCTATACTGTGACGGTCAGAGTCGGCATCAGCGACCCTAGCGAGTCTGGATACCGAGTGCCCATTGACATGGCTCTCGTGACTTTCCTGGTCGTCGTAGTTGGTACTTCGTACTTCGCCGAGCCTGGGCGCTGGGGCATCATCCGAGAGATGAACTACCAGACGCACGAAGACTTCTCGAGCGTTCCTGGGTATGCAGGTCTTGGTGCAAAAAAGCTGATGTCGGATGCGGTATCGCAGATACATTTGCAGGCAATGGTAAATGCTGGAACGGCGCTTTCCCCACGAGTGAATGTTGCGACAGTCATTTTGCCAGATGGATCGAAACAACTATATACATTTTCAGATATGGCGTCGTTTAACTCGGCAGGGAATACGGCAGATATGGCCATAGGGGCCGTCTATAAACCTGGTACTCTCCCGGATTCGATGTATGCAGCGTGGAGCAATCTTGCTCAGGCAAGATATGCTCATCAATATCCTGCAAATCTACAGTTCAAGGTAGATATGACGTCTACTGCTGTATATAGTCGCGGCAGGCAGATATGCAATGTAACCGAGAGCACATGCGGAGCGACTAATCGATATACTGGAGCTACACCAGGATACTATGAGAGCGTATCTTTAGCTGCAGTGTTCGCAGGAGTACCTCAAGTAACAGCGGCTACAGCCGACATCATACTGGCCAGAGGCATCCTGTCGACGTCTATAGTCCTTGCTGCAGTGGGCGCAGGCGTGACAAATGGCGTGTATTCCAACGTTCCACTAAACATTGGCGGGAACTACACAGCAAGAGCGAATGTAACAGTTGTAGCTGGATCTGTGTCAGCCATAATTATAGTGAATTCTGGATATGATTATGCAGCTGGAGCTGGACAGCCAATCACGATCAACCAAGGATTGCTGTATGCTGGGTCTCCATTGCTATCTGGAGTAGCAACTTGCAGCACGGATGTATATGCTGCATGGATTATTATAGTTGATGGAGGCGACTATAATAATTCTGCAGCACCGTTCACACAGATCAGACAAGGGACGTGCGCTCCAGTCGCTGGGACTGGGAGCCCGCCGATGCCCGTGCCTACGGCTCATAATGAGACCGCGACCATGCTAACGTATGGGCTATATTTTAACCAAGGCGCGACATATTCGTTTGTAGATAGCGCAGATACACTCAATCCGCTGACGAGCGTAGCCTTCGCTGTGGCTCCTCAGAGCTGCGTCCATCGATGGTCTTCTGTTGTTGCGCCAGACTTTGGAGGTGGCGGACACGAGATTATTTTAGGCGTATCATCTGTGGGAGCTAAACCTGCGACTTCTCCTAGCGGAGATGCTCCATTGTCTGGCGCGTACGCGTATTCCACAAACAACTACTTTGAGGTATATAAGTGGATGCCGGGGACAGCTGGTGAGACGCTGCTCCGCCCGACTACAACTAGCGGCCCCGTATCGGGCATGATTAGTGCTCTGGCTGGTCCGTGGAGGATAGTCGGAGACTTGTCAGTTATCCGTAGGCCCGACAACTCGTCAGTCTCTGATACCGGTAAGAGGCGAGTCGTAGCAGCTATCACTCCAGCTGGAGATGTTCAGCAGCGGACTCAGTTCCTCGTATATGTAGGCGATACGAGTAATAACGTTACGATGGTGCCTCCCTCAATCGATGAGGGTACGTCAAGCCTCAACTGGCAGTACGTCAATAACAAGGGCATGTTTGTAGAATCAGCAAACGCACCCAGGATGCTGACGGTCCCTCTGAATAGCACGCGCATGTTCACAGCAGAGCAATGGAGTACGAGCGACGGGGGGCTTGTGCTTATGACGACATCCATGACTGGAGGCATGCTCCGGGATGGAAGCTCGGAGAATGCTTGTCAGGTTGGTGCAATTTCGTATGACCTGAAGCCATCAGGATGGCGACAGATATTGAAGTTTGCAGACTATACGCTTGTGAACGGTGGCATCATGTCTTCGTTCGACGGGAGCAGCTGCAGCGAGTCATGCATAATGCTTTGGCCGCAGCGTGACTTGACGCTTCTCGCAGCAGAGCGTCAGCCCATGTTGATGAACACGAATTATCAGTTCTATGATGAGACGATGAAGTTGAATCTTCATGCATGCCTGTGGCCACAGTCGCTGAATACGTATGCATATGGAGCAGCCCGCGATGTAGCTGTAGATGCCGGAGAATTAGGCATGGCGGTGCTAGCAAATATCCCACGACCATATTTTGTATATGAAGCGGGAATGAAGCCTGGAGCATCTACCGTATCACAGTCAATGCCGTGGACTCGGATAAGTACATCGTTCGGGGGAGACCCGACAGAGGACTACCAGTCAATCATGGTAGACCAGCGCATGAGCGCATACAGCCTCAACTCGGCGGTGTCGGGAGATACGGCACCAGGAGGAATCAAGGCGCTAACATATTACGGAAAATATGGAAAAAAAGCGCAGATCGGATCTGTCTACTGGGTTCCGCGTAACGTAGGCGGTATTCTGAGTACGGCTAATGCAATGACGCAAAAGGGATGCTTTTTTGACTCACTCGACACGTCGTGCGACATGATGATGCGATGGGTCTATGAAGTTGCCGATGGGACTGGGCGTATCGTGCGTTCCGCTCCCAGCGTTCCAGCGAGGTACTCGATCATCAGCTCAATCAGTTGCTCCGACAAGGGAGACGACTTCCGTCTGACAACAGGAGTCGGAGAGTTTAGGTATGGATTCTTCGCCCCTCGAATCGAGCTGACCAACCGACTACGCGTAGGTGCCGATGATAACAAGCGGATCATGTCGCAGCCGTATACGACAGCCGAGCCATACAGCTCTGTGTTTTACAGGATGCCATTCAAGAACTGGCTGACTCCAGCTACATCATTCATTTCGGATCGTAACGATGGGAGGCAGCTATGCCCGTTCTCATCATCACCATACGATCAGGACAACCCATACGGCTACGTTGTAAACAACCTGACATGCTTTGATGGCCCAGCGAAGGAATACCTTGGCATCCTTGGAATGCCATATTTGTACACTACTGGTGGAGAGTATGCGAACACATGCCCGCCATCTGTGCGGTGCATGACGATTCACCAGGGGAGAGTAGTCATTGGCGGTGCCGATGATGCGACTGTCATCTGGTTCAGCAAAGAAGTTACCGAGCAGGATGCGCCATCATTCAGCGACCTGCTCACTATCCAGATTTCGGACGGCGGAGCCGTTACGGGCCTTGGTAGTCTAGCGCGGGCGCTGGTCGTGTTCAAAAAGTCGCAGATTCACGTGCTGACTGGAGACATGCCAGGGTCGACCGCGACAGGCGCGAGCACAGCAAGTCCATGGAAGACTACGCTTGGAGAACCACACAGACTCGTGGATGGACTCGGTTGCATCTCTCCAAGGTCTGTCATCTCAACGCCTGTTGGATTGTTCTTTCAGAGCAACCGAACGATTGAGATGATGGGTCAAGATATGGCAGTGAGTCCAATCGGGTACCGCATCATGGATGTTCTTGAGACGTATTCAGATGTCGTGTCTGTCGCTCACAAGGCCGTGGATAGCGAAGTGATCTTCTGTTGCCAGAAGCCAAGCGTTCTTGCTGGAACGAACACGGACAACGATGGCTCGCAGGCAGTCCTGATGGTCTACAACTATCTGGAAGACATCTGGTCCAAGCACACGACCAGCAACTTTGGCCTTGGCAATGTAGCTATTGGAGAGCAGAACGAACAGACGCTCATGGCTGTTGGAGGCCGGACCTATCGCACGAACGATACCCAGTTCTACGACAAGACTCCGGATGGAGACGTCTGGGTCACAGCGAGCGGCGAGACAGCGCCAATTGCGTTGAACCAAGGTCAGGGATTCCAGCGGGTTAAGCGAATCCGGATCATGGGCGACCCGATCCCAGCTCTTCCGGCTCCCCAGCTATACCAGCTGCACGGCATGACGCTGGACGTCATGACGGATTGGGATAGTACGCAGTCCTCGACGTGGACCGAAACGCAGGCTCAGTCCATCTACAGTCTTCAGGGCCGAGAGTTCTTCGAGATCCACGTACGCAATCAGAAATGCCAGAAGATTTCGTTGAGGTTCTCAGACATTCAGGGCTCCACACTCAATACGGGGTATGGCGTCGCATTCTCAAGCATCGCGCTTGTTGTTGGTGTAAAGTCTGGCCTGAATAAGCGCATGACCATGATCGCGGAGCATTGATATGGCGACTCTTGAGGAACTCCTGGCATCGTATAAAGGCCAGCAAAGCATGGCGTCAACGCTAGCATCTGCTGCTCCTACTGCAGCCTCATATGCTTTAGGTGGCGGCCTTGGTCTTGTTGGCGCGATTGCAGCTCCATACATCACAAATGCTATTACGTCGGGGATGAACCGACGCAGTCCAGCAGAAGAGGCTGCGTTGAAGAGCATCCGAGATGTCGCGGAGGGAGGCCGTACGGCGGCTCAGTCGACGTTGGAGTACGAGCGTGGCCGAGCCCAGCGTCAAGTCGCACAGGCGGCGGCTCAGGCCCCAGCACGGCAGCGTGCGTCGACGGCGCTCACGGCGCAAGAGAACCAGCTCGAGGCGGACACGCGTCTGTCTGGTATGGCCGCAGCGACGAAGATGCAGGAGCAGCAGGCAGCGCAGCGAGCCCTTGCCGACATCGAGACGCGAGCTGGAGAGGCGGAGCGGCAGCGGCAACGTCAGATGATGGCAGGAGCCGTCTCTGGCGGCCTTGGGGCGCTCTCGCAGTCATACGGCGGCTACCTTGCTGGTAAGCAGCGACAAGGCGATCTGGAGGCCCAGGCAGCGGGCGCGGGCGAGGCGGTCAAGACAATCCAGAGTGCGATGAGCACGACTTCCCAGCCGCTAGGTGCGACTCCGGCTGCTCCAGTTGTACCAACGCCGGTTGCAGCAGCTCCGGTTGCAGCTCCAGTTGTAACGCAAGCTCCGGTGACTATGCAGTCGATAAACAGCATGGGCATCGGGCAACAACCTGCCGCAGATGCTCTAATTCAAAATGGACGAGTAATGCCCGCACTTCCGGGGAATATAGATCTTGGCAGTGGGCCTTCCGCATCTAGTGGTGCATACCCAGACTATCAAAGAAGGCAAATAACGCCAGTTGGTGGTTTTTCATTTAATCTTGATGACAGCGCATTCCCTGGGCAGCTCCCTGGACCTAGCCCCCGTAAGTCCGTTAAAAAGGCGGGGTCACGCTGATGGCCGCTGAACTTACAAAAGACGAACAGGATGCCGCGCTGCTTGCTGCTATGCAGGCATCGGTGGCTGAGAAACAGGCCGCTGCTGATGCAATAAATCGCAGGACAAGACCGGATGCTTTGCCAGTGGAAGGTTCCGTGTTTGATCAAGCACGGCAAACCTACACTCAGCACAATCAGTCCGGCTACACGCCGCTTGAAAATCAGGTAGTAAACCCAAAGTTGCTGGAGCCACTTCCTCCAGACACGTCAGTCTCAAACGCGACTATGCCGCAGCCAAGTGCGTCAATGGCGAATCCCGCTGGCGGGTATGTGATTCCGGAGGCGACTTATGTGCCAGCAGCGAGCGAATATGGAACATTTGGAAGCGCAAAACTTGGTGCCTCACCTGAAGATTATGTCGCGACGTTTCCTCAAGCTACCCCTAAACTAAGCTATCTTCCAGCAGACGCTCCGCAGGTAGGTTCTAGTCCGAATAGCCCTCCTGTTGCCCCAACACTCCAGCAAGAAGCGCCACTTCAAGCTAGCGGGATTGGAGCGCCACAGGTTAAAATGGACCCTCGATATGCTCAAGGCATCGAGGACAGGCAGAGAACGCTTGGGGACTTGCAGGCTCTGCTCAAGGCGGGTGAAGCCCCTATTAACGAGCAGGAGAAGGCCTACACCGATAGGATGGGCAAGTATGCAACTGACCTTGGTACGTTGCAGGATGCACGTGGAAAACTGGATACGGCACGCGGCGTAGAGCGCCAAATTGAATCAGCGGACATGGCTCGGACGGCAATGCGGTTCGATGCTAACCGAGTCTTCAGCGATGTGGCATCTAGCCCACTCGGCACCGCAGGCCTTGCGATTGCTTCTGGCATCGTTCAGGGGCTCAACGGGTATGCAGGCCAAGACAAGCCCGATGCGATTCTTTCCGCCATCAAAGATGCGGCGACGCGCGATGTCGGCAATCAGGTGAAGATGTCGGAAGCGGGCGAGAAGTCCAGGCTTGGTTCTAAGAACGCATACGACGAAGCGATTAAGAGCGGAGCGGATAAGCAGGAGGCTGTCCGGCTCGCTGCGATGGCTTCTCTCGACCAGATTGGCAAGGGCCTTGACTTCATGAAGGCACGCCAAGTCCGAGCCAAGGACCGCGCTGACCTCGAGATTGCATCCGGTGCATTGAAGTCTGAGGCGGGCAAAGAGTTTACAAAGATGGCTATGGACAATGCAGCGATGCGCATGCAAGCAAGTATAGCCAACTTGTCGAACAGCACTCATTTGCAAATTGCGAATGCTACGTCGCGTAGAGAATATGCGCAGATGTCTTACGCAGCACAAGAAAAAGCCAAAGCAGCTGTTGGTGCGTATATGATGGATAACGATAAGGGCGGGGCGATTCTTAAAAACGTCTCCAATGCGCAAGATTTTTATAGTGAGTTGAAGAAGGGCCTCGACAACAACGAGAAGCTGGAAGATTTGGTGGCGCGAGATTGGCTCACAACGTTGACTGCTAAGTTGACACAGAGCGGTTCTTTGACTGGCAAGGACAAGAGCGCACTGCAGTCAACATTCGATTTGGAAGCAGCATCGGCCATTAAGGCCAGTTGGTCGCCAGAAAAAAAGGCGGTCATGTCATCTATTGCACGTTCTTACTCGGACCATCTCAGAGAACAGCTAGGCAAAAGTCAGACGACCGTCGAGCTTGCGGCTCAATCTCTGGTAACAGACTTGAAGGATGCAGACTCGGTAATGAGATTCATGCGCAAGAATGTCGACGGAGCAGCTAAGCAATATGAAACGCAGGTTAGTATTGCACCATTAGACAAGCCGGTATGGGATGCAGCACTTGGAAATCAGATCCAACTTGCATACGCGCTAGAAAAAGATACGCTTTCTGGCAGCAAAAATGCGGCAGTCGTTCGGAAATAAGGCATACTCATGGCAACGACTAAAACTGGCTTTCTGCGATTCCTTGGTCCGAACGGCGAGGTAGTCGAGCGGCCACAAGAGGAGATTCAGAGTCTCCGAATGGCGGGGTTCCGAGCAGAAGCGGGGCAGTCGTTGCTGTTTGCCGATGGCGAAAAGGTGCAGCGCGTTCCAATCGAGAACATCACCAGGATTCCAGCGAGCGCAAGCTTGGCAATCCCAAGTGCCACGAATGCGTTCAAACTTGTAGCGAAGGAGGAGTATGGCGGCCTTGGGGGGGCGGCAAAGGGTCTCGCCTATGGCGCTGGGCAAGGGTTCACCTCTGGCTTTGGCGCGTATGGCGCGCAGAAGGCCGGATTGGTTGGCGGAGAGACCTTGGCGATGATTGATGAGGCGCAGCCCGTTGCCAAGTTTGTCGGCGAAGGCATCGGCATGGCCGCGCAGGGTGGGATTCTTGGTGCACTCGGTAAGGCAGCAAGAGGCGCTGGAGCTGTCGCTAAGGGCGCAGAGGCAGCTGGAGCTGTTGCCGAGGGCGCAGAGGCAGTGGGAGCCGCGTCGAAGGGCGCAAGCTTGGCTTCGCGTCTTGGCAAAGGCGCGGCATCAATGGGCTTGTACGGCGCTGGAAGCGAACTGACGGAAGCGCAGAGCCAAGGCCGAGAGGCAAACCCACTGAAGGCTGCCGCAATTATGGGCACGCTTGGAGCCGCTGGAGAAGTCGCATCGCCGTACATCTCCAAAGCGCTTGGCAAGGGCAAGGAATTCTTCACAAACCTGCGCGCGAATAAGCTGGCGGCAGATGTCGAAGGGAGCCTTGCAGATGCAGAGAAGAAAGTAGCTGCTGCGACCACAGCAGAGGAGAAGGCTACTGCAAAGGTGGGGCTGGACGAGGCACGAGCACAAGCCAAGGCTAGTGGCGTTGCAACCGAAAAGCGTGTTAAAAACTCTATTGAGGATGCAGTAGACGACGCAGACATCTCCTCTGGTAAAAGTGCAGCAGAGGCGATTGACCAGCAGCGGGTTGTCTTTGAGAATGACCTGAAAGCACGTGCAACAGCTATCGATGCAGCCGTAGCCAATATCAACACTGCCAAAGAGACGCTGGCAGGCATGGGGTTTGCGGGAAAGACGGCTGTTGCGGCAGCGGAGAAACTTCAGCAGAACCTGGGCAATGTCGCTGAGAAGCTTGCCATCACAACGGAAGACATTGCTACGAACGAAGGCCTTCTAACGGCGGCTCAACGGCAGCGTGCAGGAAAGACCGCGTTGTTGAAGGAGCAAGTTAAGAACGCCGGGTTGAAAGAGACCAACGCACAAGCAGTTGCGAAGGCAGCTGCCGAAGTCACTCGTGTTAGGGCGGCAAACGCAGGCGAGGCGGCAATTCAGAAGGCCGAGCAGTCTCTCGCGAATATAAAGGCAGAGGGTGCATTCCGCGAGGTAGCATCGCAGAACGCGAATGAAATCCTGGCGGCAAGTGTTGGCCAGACAGAAGTGTTGGCAGCGCAGAACAAGATTGGCAAGGCAGTAGGCAAGGTCGGCGGGGCGATTGACCGTGAGCTGACTTCTATGGAAAATCTTGACGCACAGATCCGCAGGATCGTGCCTGAAGAGATCATCAGGACGGGAGAGTCTGGCGCAGCTGCAGATACCGTTATCGACTCGCTTGGCGCATCCGGAGCGAAAGAAGCAGAGAATATCGCGAACGTGTTCGTGCAGAAGACAACGGGTCTTACGCCTACTGGCGTTGCTCATGCAACGAAGAAGACGATATTTCAGTCGCTTGATATGGTGGCGAAGCAGGGCTTTGATAAGTTCATGGCTTTTGTCGAAGCGATGCCGCGCCATGTCAGTATCGGAAATGAAGTTGTCGCGAGCAAACCTGGGCATCTGTTTGACTGGCTGATGAAAAACGATGCCTTCATCAAGTCGCTTGATGTCGATCAGAGGGTGGCGATTGGCCGCATGGTCAACAAGGGAGAGTACGCGGCGACAACAGCAAAAGCTCGAGAAGAGATTGCAAGGCGTCTTCGGTCGAAGGCAAAGCCAGTGGCTCTCAAAGAGGCGGCTGCAGACACTGTTGTACGCATGGAGAGCGCAGCCGCTGCTCCAGCAGAGGCACGTGCAGCAGAAGCAATGACGCCAGAGATGGCGTACACGGCAAAAGACCAGCAAAAACTTGACTACCTAGCTGGTGAGAGAGCCCTCGGTGAGAGCAACCGCAAGCAGCTAAGTGCACTTGAGAACTCTCTTAAAGACGTAGAGTCTGAGGTAGCGCGCAATCTGAAGCGTGCAGAAGACCGCCTCGCCGCAGCTACGGAGAAACAGTCTACAGCGAAGACTACGCAAGCCAGGATCGAGCAAAACCTTAAGATAAATCAGACGAATGCAGACATCGCTCGTCAGAAGAGTGCGGCAGATTCTATAGCAGTTGCTCAGAAAACTCTTGCGGAAGCGCGTGTAGCTACGGCGGCTGGTGGAAGCGCAGCAGCAGATGCGGCAAAGGAAGCTTCACTAGATGCGACTAGGGCAGCACAGGAAGCTACACTGGCAGGTAGGATTCTGAAGGGAGACGTGAAGCGAGCATCCCTGGAAACTGCCGAACGTGGCCTCAAGGAGAAGCTCAAAATTCTTCTGGGCGAAGGCGACAAGGGCGGGATTCGGGAACTCGAGCAATCGGCTGCGGCGATAATTGATTCGACGAACAAAGACTTTGCCGGCGCGATTGAGCAGCATGCGTTGACGAAGAAATACTTTGTCGCGGGTGAGGAAGAGATAGTCGCAGCACGCATGAAGGACTTCGCGAACACGCCAGAAGGCAAGAAGTTCTACGAGCAGATCGCGCTCGCGGCAAAAGCAGAGCGGCGCAAGGCTGTGCGAAAAGTGGCAACAGAGGCGGAAACTGCGGCTCGAGGAGGCGTGGCGGAGGCAGCTGAAGAAACGGCTGCGCCTGTTGGCAAACAAGAGGTCATCGACATGATGACAAGCCCTGCGGTGGTTGGGTCCATGGCTGCTGGAGGACCGATTCCTGCGTTGGTGGCGCTGATCTCGATGGTCGCTAGCCGAGGCGGGAAGGGCTCCGTCCGGAAGGCACTCGTCTCGATGTCGCCGATGTTCTTCTATGACGCCAGCGTCCGAACGGCCAGCTTTCTGGAGGCTGTGGCTACCAGCAAGGTATTGAAGACTGCCCGCACGGTTGCAACTCAGCGCGCGTATGCGAAGGTCACTCGGCCAGAGGTTGAGGCAGCGAAGACATACGTAGACGACCTGATCAAGGACCAAGAGGATGCGAGGTCCGCGTTTATGCAGGCTGCTGGCTCGATAACGATACCAGACGGCAAGTTCAAAGAACTCGAGGCGCAGTATATGGGGGTCGTGTCGGAGCTTCAGAAGCGCCGACCGATGACTTACGGCAAGGGATCGCCATCAGCTGGTGAAGAGGACTTCGTCAAAGCGGTGCGCGTCATGACAAACCCGATGTCTATCACGGATGCTATTCGAAGCGGGACGCTGACGCAGAGCCAGGCTGACATGATGAAGGTCATTTCGCCTTCGGCGTACGCCAACATGCGGAACATGGTAGAAACCGTCGCCAGGGCCCAGCCCAAGGCCGTCAGCCCGTATGTCGTGAGAAGCTTCCGCATCGCTTCCGAAGTCATCCCTGGGAGGTTGAGTGTAGGAGGAGCGCAGTCGCTGATGAATCAGGCTACTGCAGCGCAGCAAGAGCAGAAGCAGTCGCAGAGCCTTGCGACGCGCAATCCGGGGACGAAGTCGTCAGTTGCAGAGAATGCATCTCTCGACATGCATCGGAACTAAACAAACGAATGCTAGCTACGGCTAGGGATACTACACACGCGAAAGGCAAACCATCATGAGAGTCGGTACTGGTCTAGGTTCAAAAATCCGCACGTACGCAGCAACTGTGGGTACGACGTTCCGACAGTTGGAGTCAGCGCGCACAGACGATAGCGTGGTGGTGACCATCGGGACTCCGGTGGTGTTGTCAGCAACTGTGCGCGTCCGGACTCTGGATAGTTCGTATACGCAGGGTATCATCATCCGAAACCCATCGACGACTGTCAGTCTGTTTGTCGCTGGTCTTGAGTACGATACATTAGTGTGCGATGCGACGTCGTCGCTGACAGCGTTTGAGGTGTTGCCTGGAGTTGCGCAACGATTCGATGTGCGTGACGGAACGGGTATTTGTGTCGGAGTACTTGCGGCGACGTTGACGTTCAAGGTTGCCGGGAACTAACAACGTACGCACTAACTATAAACCATACGCATGCGGTATTACCATAGCGTACAAAATTTAAGGCTATCATGAGCGCACCAGACATTATCAACCCAGGAGCCGCTTCAGGCGGCGTTCCCGTAGGCGGCAGCGGAGCCGCTGGCTACCTCGCCAAATGGACGGCACCGACAACGCTAGGCGGATCAACGACAACGGGCGCGACGGCTTCGCCTTACGTGGACGCGACCGGGCAGATCGGCGTCGGCACGACGAGCCCCATCGGAACGCTCGACGTTCGCGCAGCCAACCCGACCATCGTTTGCTCAAACTCGGCGACCCGCTATGGTTATTCGGTCTGGAACGACGCCAGTTCTGAATTTCGCACCGGGACTGGAGGAGCGTTCCCCTTCGTTTTGCTAACCAGCAACACCGAACAAATGCGCATCACCGCGGCCGGCAACGTCGGCATCGGCACGGCGAGCCCGAGCTACAAACTCACGATCGAAAACAGCGATTCGACGGCATACTCCACGGCGACGCAGGCGTCGCCCATGGCGAGCCTTCGAAATACGTATGGATCGGCTGGAAACACGCAAGTGATTCTAGTGTACTCGACCGCCAATTATTCCAGCGTCTGGAACACTGGTCTGGTCGAAACAGGCGGGGGCGCATATACGGGCGCGCACATCTGGCAAAACAGGACCGGAGTATCGACCTGGGCCGAACGAATGCGCATCGACTCCAGCGGCTACGTCGGCATCGGCACGACGAGCCCGACCGGACGCCTCCACGTCGTCGGCGGCACAGCGGCAGCGGCCACAAACGGCGCGCCCGTAACGATTATCGCGCAAACCGCGGGCAGCGGCAACCAAAACGGCGGAAACATCGTCCTAACCCCCGGCGCGCTATCCGGGACCGGGACAGCTGGCGTTGCGGACCTCTCAGGTCCAACGGGTACGGGCCTCAAACTTCCCGCGACGCCGGGCAACGCGGACACGCAAGTGCTCGACTGCTACGCAGAAGGGACGTGGTCGCCGACGCTTGCTGGATTTGTAACGAACACGCCAAGCACAATTGCGGCAAGCTATACGCGCGTTGGTCGGATGGTCACGCTGAACGTGTACCTGTACGCGGGCGGGAGTTCATTCGGCAGCACCCTTGGCACGACGACCGTAACGGTACCGTCTGGTATGACTCCAAATTTTAGCGGCGTCGGCATCGGCGGGCTCTCGCGCTCGAATTCCTCCGTTGCGCAAGCAATCGCGTATTACGATGGTAAAATTTATCTTGGCACCAGTACAAGCGCGGCCACTGAAATGTGGCTGTCGGTCACGTATTACGTTTGAGGATTTATAATGTACGCAACAATCGAACCCGTCTCCGTATTCCCAAGCGCCGCAACGGTGCTGTTCATCAACAACGTAACCGTTCAGCCCGGCAGCTCCGCGAGCTACCAGTGGTGGCTCCAGAACACCGAGCGCGGAAACCTCACGACCGGCTCAATCAACCTCGACGGCGCAGCCTACGCCGCGTGGGGCGCGGACGACGAGTATCTGTACCGTTACACCGCGGAAAGCCTCGGATTGACAATCGTCGAGATCGTTCAAGACGTTGCCCCAGCAGGCGTGCCCGTGGTAGAGGCAGCAGCTCCAGTAGGAGGAACCAATGACTGAATCAGACGCACTCCAAGTTCTCATCAACGTGGCTCATGCAGCGCAGAAAGGGGGCGTCTTCGCCCTCGCAGACGCGCCAGTAGTCCTCGAAGCCGTCAAGCTCGCAGAGGCGTTGAAGGCCAGCCTCGCGCCGCCGGAAGCGCCACCGAGCGACGCGCTGTAGTGTCCCCCGCAAAAGACCCTGCCGGAGAAGCAGCAGAGAAAGCCGTTGAAAGGGTTTTCTTCCTGCTTGGCGTGGACGTTCACGATGCGGCTAGTATCGAGGAGTTCCGCCAAGACCTGCGCTTCGGCAAGTCTATGCGGAAATATGCAGAGCAGGGGACGGCGGCCATGGTCAAAGTTGTGGCCATGCTCGTCGTCTCCGGTGTTGTTTGGGCGATTCAGAACAAGCTCAACCCATTCGCGGGGAAGTGATGGACGAAGCTCGCTGGGCCTTTATCTGGCCACTCATGACGCTGATCATCAACGCGGTCTTCCGCTTCCGCTCACCGGATGCGTGGTGGGCCTGGGCAGAGCGCAACCCGCGCCTCGCGGGCATCGTCCGCCTCGTGAGCGCGCTTGGTCTTGACGGCGCAAAGGCTCTCAACGCACTGAAGCAAGCAGCGGGGAAAGAATGAATCATGCGAAATGGCTGGCGGTTCTGGCGCTTGCTGGCGCGACTGTGGGCTGCGTTACTCCATGCAAGAGGGTTGCGCTTACGGCGGTGGCTCTTGACAAAGAGTGCGCGGTAGTCGCTCGCGACAACAAAGATATGAAGCTCGCGGTGGCGTGCGCTACGGCGTACCTCCACGTCGTAGACAGCCTCACGGCAGGCACGTGCAGCGCGGAGATTGGCAAATGAACGAAGCACTTGGCTGGTTGTCAGCCGTCATCGCCATCGTCAACAAGGTGGAGGCAGAGATTGGCCAGCTTCCCAGGTTTGAGAACGGGAAGCTCATCATGCCGGAGTCGCAGTCGCTCAAGGTAGCTGCGGGGCTCATCGACCCTGCCGAGGTCGCGAACTCGCTGCTGAGCGCAGCGGTCGCAGCAGACCCTACGCTTCATTCGGCGCTGCACATCGCCGCGCTCAACAGTCAAGGACTGGACCGTCAACGTCTTCAAGCCGCATTGAAGGAGTAGCCATGCCTCTATCGAACTCTGTAGCCGACAACATGCGCGAGCTGATGGAAGACAACAAGAAGAAGGGCAAGGAGCGCGGTGCCAACGGCAAGCCGCGCAAGCGCTCTCAGATGATTGCCATGGCTCTTGAGGCGGCCCACAAGCCAAAGGCTGGTTGATGGGAGTCGAAAGGCAGGCTAAGGCGACGCCAGTGACGCCTGAACAAGTCTTCCTCGCCCTTGCCTCTGCATGGCAAGTCCTCACTGGCGCGCTGCCTGACCGGCACGTGCTCCACATCATCCACGCTCAGAGCGCCCTCGAAACAGGGCACTGGAAGAGCATCAGCAACTACAACCTTGGCGGAGCCAAGAAACACGGCACATGCGATTGGACGTACTTCACGACGACGGAGCGGTTGGGCACGACGAGCGCCGACAAGTTTCTCGCCTCGTCGAAGCCTGGCTCCGAAGTGGTTCTGCTGAAGGACGAGGGGCAGTTCAAGACGCTGAAGTTCTCGGGCAAGCAGTCGATGAATTGCTTCGCCTCTTGGGAAACCTTGAGCGACGCCTCCCGCGATCACCTCGACATGCTCTTCCGCAAGTTCCCCAAGGCGATTGAGCAGGCCAAGAAGGGCGACGCAAAGGCGTATGTCCACGAGCTGAAGCGAGCCGGCTACTTCACAGCCAGTGAAGAAGACTACGCAAAGATCGTCGACAGCATCGCGAGGAGCTACGAGAAGAAGCTCATCAACGTGATGCTGCCAACGGTTGTGATGCTGTAGGAGGACCTAGTGGCAAAGAAAAAAACCAAAGGCTTGCGCGGTGGTGTCGAAAATATTGGAGCAAACCTTAATGATCTTAAGGGAAAGGGCTATCCACGAGATCAGGCTTTGGCGATTGCTCTTGGACTTGCGTATGGGTTCCGCGACGGTCGGAAACGGAAAGCTTCAGGAAGTTCTTGATGGCATAGCGTGCCAGTCGTGAGAATGAACGCTCCTGTTTGACTCCGATGGACCGTGCAAACGCAACGATTGCAGCACGCTCGTCAGCAGTCAGACGAACGGTGAACGAGCTGTTGTTTAGACGTCCGTAGATATCTTTCTGACACGGAATATCAGGGATGTTCTTACGCTTCGTTGAAGCAGTCATAAGCTTGATAGCAGCACGGAAAAACATAGCATACGTTATATGCTCTTCGTGGCAGTAGGTGCGCATCGCTGCGTCATCAGATGGCTCGAGTCCGATTCGAATTGTGCAGTGTTTCATAGGTTCAGTGTTCATTGAGCGTCTTTGACATAGCGAACTTGAATAACAGTTTGTGAGCAGAACTCCTCGTCATCGGTCGGTACCCATTCGACGGAGAGCGACACAATTTGACGGTCATTGGCCCAAAGCTCTGCACCTGGCTCTTCATTCTTATGAAGCTGGGCCGAGTCCATGATGGTCTTTGCGAGATTGTCGAGGTCGCCGGGCATCTTCTTGCTCCAGAAGGCAAGGTCAAGGTGCATCTTCGCGGACGCGTCCCAGGCCTGTCCTCCGTGCTGCTCGACAAGAGCGCGGGCATAAGCAAGGGAGCACCCGAGCTTGTTGCAGTGCGCACGATAGTCAGATGGCATGAACGTCCCTCGAGTAGTTACTCGTGGTCGTGGGCTTGGCATGATGGGAGCAAAGATATGGACCATCAGATCCCACTTGAGGTCTGGGTACCAGTCGAGGGCGTAACCCTTCGGAACGCTCACTGCAGTTGAAGACGTCTTGATATCAGCGACTGAAAGCCGCTTGCGTTTATCGACCATGTTTCCTCCGTAGTTTATTGATACATACCAGATTCGACACCAAGAAGGAATTCAGTCGCTTCTTTGGCGACGCAGGCAGGGTCTTCGCCCGAGAGCACTCGTCGTCGGAACTCCTCGAGGCGGTCGCCTTCGTGATGCTCGATGACTTGCTTGTTGAGCCCGGTGATGTCGGCGAGTTTACCGATGGCCATGACGGCGGTTCGATGGTCGCGCTCTTCCATGGTTCGGTCGATGATTTCATTGAGCACGCCGGACAGACGCTCGAAGGCCTTGCCGCTATGCCTCATGGACATACGCACAAGGCGCTGCGCTTCTCGCTCATACTTGTCCATCAAGACGGTCGAACATCCGAACTCTTTGAACATGGCGTCTCGGGAGTCCGAACCCCACTGCCCTGCGTACATAAGTTTCGCCAGTGATTCCACGTAGATGTCAGCTTGCGTGGTTTTAGTTGGCAACAGCGGTCTATCGAGGCGAGGGATATCCTTAACTGCCTGGACGGACTGCATGATGGCTTTTTTTCTTGCCATTGCATTTTCCTTTGGTTCGTGTATTGTCTCGCGTGGCGGCTGAGTTTCCTCCCATTTACTGGGTCTCCACTCAAGCCCACCAGCGTTAGCGACGTGGCAACGAATCTAACGTTGGTGGGTTTGCTTTTTCAGAAGCATGCATGAGCGGCAGACTGTGATGGTGGCAGTGGTATTGGATAGCGTCCACCCTGCTGGGAGGCAGACGTATCCAGCCGTGCTGTGCGTGGTCGCGGTTGTCGCGCATGTGTAGCAACGCCACTCGTAGTCGCAGCCGGTGAACTCGGGCCTACGGGATGGGCTTTGAATGAGCTTCATGGTTTCCTGGTGATGAGCTTGGACGTTCCGCCGAAGACGCGGCGGGTGAACATCTCGCTGTAGCTTGCGGTCATCTCGGCTGGGTTCATGGCCGTGGTGACGATGGTGGGCAACTTGAAGTTATCGCGGGACCAGATGACCTGATACAGGTCCTGGTCAGTGTCGCGGGTCCCGACGATATCGTCGAGGATGAGGAGCGACGCGCTCTTGGCGCGCTCGAGGAGTTCCGGCTCTCGTCCGAGAGGCGAGAACCGACGTGCGTCGACAAGGTCCTTGGCTGCCACGAAGACGGCCTTTAGCGGCTTTGCCACACGAGGCACGGCCTCTCCGCCTGCGGCTCGTTCTAGGGCCTGCTGCGCCTGACGAATGAGGTGCTCTCGCCATGCCCGCATGTACAGTAAGAACATCCCGAGTGCCGACGTTGTCTTGCCGGCACCCGTGGTGCCCATGAGCACGACGATGGGTGAAGAGAACGGCGAGGGCTTGAGCTTGGCGATGGTCGCCTTGAAGTCCGCGTCGTTCTCTTGGATCGACTTGGTGATGACGGGCAGAGACGCTGCCGGGAACCAGGGGTAGGCCTTGGCGATACCCTCGAACGACTCGGGCATAGCCTTACACCGAGCGACAGCTGCGGAGTACGGGGCGAGGCGCTCCTGGTCCCAGCGTGCGGCATAGTCCGCCATGTTCGCTGGCTGCTTGAACATCTTGCCAAGGATGGTGTTGAGGTCGTCAGCGTCGGTCATAGCGTCTCCCCGTACGGATTCTTCCATGTCTTGGTCTCGTCGGTGTTCCCGCAGGATAGCGGGTTCACGGCTGCCTTCCACGTCGGAGCTGACCGAGCACGCCGAAGCCAGCCTCGAGCGAAGGCGTCGTAGTCCTTGTACGTCTTGCCTGTGCTCTTGAGCCAGTCGCCCATGGCGGTGCGCTGCTGCGCCATGTCGACGCCAACCTCCTTGGCAATGTCGAGGTGGTCTTGGCTTGGCACCCATGCGTCGAAGGACGCGATGGCCACGCGCTTGCGCGGCTCTCTCTTCTTCTCTTCTCTGATCTGTTCTGTTCTGTTCTTATCGGGCACCACGTGGCACCCGGTGGTACCCGGTGGTACCACGTGGTTCTCGGTGGTCTTCCCTCGATGCTTTCGCTTCATCCTGAGAAAACGCAGAGACTCATCAGCTTTCGGCACCAGTCCGAACGCTTCGAGTTCCTGCATGAACGGCTTGGCAACATCTGGTACGACGTCACCATCGGACTCGCAGACTGCTTTCGCCACTTCCAGAGCGGCGATAGCTAGGTCGGTTCGCCCAAGATGCAGAAGCATGATGAGCTTTGCATCGTCCGATGGACGACGTTGGTACCAGTTGGCCATGTTAGTTGGCCATCGGGTCAGGGATGAACGAGCCCATCATGCCTTCGAGGCATCGGGTCTCAGTCTGTTTTCCTCGTCCTGGGTTGAGGTCATCGAAGGCGATGGCCAATGCAGCGAGCAGCGACTCAGTCGCATGCTCGAGAGCACTGAGATCGTCCATGCTTATCGTCGACATAGGCATCCCATGCGAACTCATGTCGATGGTCACGCCTCCGTCTTGGATGGGAATGAACTCCATGCGTGACGATAGAAGCGTGTCTTTGTTGGTCACGATGATGGATACTGAAAGCATGCGTCCTCCTTTATATCATATGTCGTACATATCTTGTAGCGTGCGCAAGTTTTTTCGACGCATCCTGCATTCTGTGGCAGGATGACGTCTCCGCATGCTGCGGAACGCACCGAGACGTGGTCTGCCCCAAATACCAGGCCACGTCTCGGTGCAATTATTCAGAAGGGGAAGGTGTCGTCGCTGAAGCCGGCGTCGCTGACGTTCTTCGTCGTCTGCTTGCGAGCCCGGTCGGCCCAGCCACGAGCCCGCGCTGCATCTTTCGCTCGCCAGATGGCATCCTTGGCCTTGATGGGGTCTGCCGAATCCTTCTTGGCGAAGTAGTCGAGCATGTTGGCGTGCATATCCAGGTATTCTGGGGGGCAGTCTGAGAATGACCAGCCCGTGACGTCTGCGCCCTTCCAGTTCTTCGCCATGAACTTGATCTTCGGGTTGCCGTACTTGCCGTCGAGGTCTTCGTCGGTAGAGACAAGCTGCTTGTACTCGACCGTCTGCGTCGGCATAACTCGAACGACTTTGAGAACCTCGTCGAGCTTCTGTTCGATACGGCGCAGCAGGGTATCCATGGATTCTTCGGTCATCGGTGATTCCTCAACTTTTCTGGGCACCCAATGGCTGGGCAAAAGAAACAGTACTTCCCTGGAACTGGCCAGGGCATCTTGTCGGCGACGTGCTCGATTGACTTCGCAACAATCTGAGATGCATGAATATGCAGGTCGAACGTGTCGAAGATGCGGGTGTGTGGTGTGACCTTGCCGCTCTTGAGGTTCACGTAGACTGCAGATGCAGTCGCGTGCTCAACGCCGTGAGCTTCCGCTGCAGCGAGTGCAAGGGTAGCGAGCTGGGCTTCGTGGTCGTCTGACTTCTGACCGGTCTTCCAGTCGTAGACGTGGACGCTATCGTGGACGGTGACAACGACGTCGGCAGTCCCGTAGATGCAGCCTGGTTTGTTGGGATAGTCGCGGTGACCGCCTGTCTTCGGCAGAGCGCGGCATTGCATCCGCTCTCGCCATGCAGGCTCTCGACGTCCTTCGACGTGTTCGTAGTGACCGAGCGGTTGAATCTCGTAGGCTTGCTCGGTCAGGATCTGAGAGTTCCCAGGAATCTGGGAGTTGAACCAGTCCAGCGTTGACTTGAGAGCGAACGAGAAGTGCTCGTCGAGGGGCTCGAGGTCGACCCACTTGCCGGCGTCGATGGCTTTCTCGACGAGCGCATGGAACCTAGTCCCGATGATTGCGGAAGGACCCGGTTGGTCTTTCTCTTGAGGCAACCGGACGCTGAGCCCACAGCTGAGCCAGCGTCTGGTTGATGATGCAGATCGGATGGTCATGCCTTGAGAGCCGCCAGCTTGGCCACGTAGACGGGCTTGAGCGTGGCTCGGTCAGCCTCGGAGAGAGCTGCGGCATCGGCAGCTGCAGCCTTGAGGGAGTCGACGTCTTTGGCTCCGTTAACACGGGCGGTAACGTCCTCGAGCGTGGGCCCCTTGGGCTTGTCGGCCTCGACAGCTGCAACTTTGAGGTCGTTGACGTACTTGTTGTCGTCATAGAGACCGAGATGGACGTCGCTGGCGAACCCGAGCAGGCTCAGAGCCTTGCTCATGGCGTCTGTCAGGCTCTTCTTGGGGGCCTCTTCGTCCGTGAAGATTCCGTGTTTGTTTTTCCCAACAAACACCGTTTGGCCATAATGCCGGACTTCTCCTCGAACCCCCTGCCAGTCGTACCAGAGCATGATGCGCAGCACGTGGACGACCTCCTCGCCAACCTTGCCCCACTTGTCGTCGATAAGCGGAGCGCCGGTTGCCCAGGTCTCGTCCTCGACGACAATGCCCCAGCCGATCCCAATGGGGCCGAATTTGTCCGTGGCTTTTTTGGCCAAGAACGTAGCGTTTATGGCGGTGCCGCTGAAGCCTCCGCCTCTGCTGAATTTCTTTGTGTACTTAGGGTCTGTGGCCTGCACGGAGTTCCAGAGTTCCAGGTGGTCCGACGTGGCTTCCACGTCCTGCTCCTCTGGCTGTTGCTCTGCGGAGTCTGCCGTGACCTTGATTTTACGTGGTGGCATGTCTGTCCTTGATGCGCCAACGATGGCGCGGAGCGCGAATCGCTCGGTCTTCGTTCTCGAGAAACCGTATGTCCTCTCGGAGAACTTCGACACGTGTTGGTGGGATGTGAAGATAAGCTGCAAGTTCTTTGATGGTGAGACCTTCTTCGCCGCAGGTAGAAAGCACGCTTTCGACGATGCGTGCTCTCATGACTGCGGAAGTCAGCCCTTTTCCAGGTACCACCCACTCAGGGTGAGCAGTAGAGCCTAGATGAAGGGCTCTGATTCGTGTTTCGATAGCATCCATCCTGCTTTTCAGTTCAGCGATGCTTTCGTCGAGCCTATTAAGCAAGCGAGTCTCTGACTCTCGAACGAGAGACTCGCTTGCAGGCTGCTTTGTGATAAACCGAGGCATCATGTCAATCGTCCCTGCCAGCGACAAGGAACCCGCACACTGCGGCCCAGGTTAGCGGGCTCAGTAGCACCATGACTGCCAACAGTCCGAAGACCGGGGCCGCCGACCGACTACCCGTGGCAGCCAGCAGAAGGGCAATCTGCAGGAAGACAATCAAAATTCCCCGTTTCCAAGGATCATGTCGCGGACTGCAAGCGTCGCCGTGAATTGGTCCATGAGATCAATCTTCTTGCGGAAGAGTGCCGTGTACGGGTCTGTACCCGGTCGGACCCGGTTGATGGCGTGCTCATTAAGAGCGACGTCCATCGCCATCTCTGCCAGGAGATCCGTAAGGGTCAAGCACCCTTTGGCTTCAATCTGGTCCATGACCATTGATATGTTACTGAATCGAGTCATAAGTCGGCCATACTCGTCCAGAGATTTGGTGTACTCGTCACCATACTTCGCCTCGTTGCGAAAGAGGCAGTTTCGGGCGATGTCGACTGCAGCGCGGTCGAATGCGAGAGTGATCACATCTTTCATCAGTAGTCTCCACACTAGCGCCAACGCGGCGCGTTAATAATCGCCATCGCCACAATACGCACACCTGCGCTTGCGGCAGCCACACTGGTATTGAGGCTCTTCCCAGTTCTCCACGGCATTCGCCGCTTCCACCAGTTCCTCGATTGACGCGAGGAGTGGAGCGAAGGCTTCCCGCGAGGGAAGCGCAACGCCCGGAAACCAGGCTGGCCATTCCTCGCACCAGTCTTCGAGCGTGCGCACGTCTCGCAGCTCGTAGTGCGAGATGCCATCCACGTTCGCCGACAGCGAAAAGAGGACGGCCAGGGTTTTTTTCTCTGCGCTTTCAAGCGCATCCTCTACCTCTTCCAAGGTAGGCTCGTCAGGCTCTTCTGGCCCCCAGTATTCTGGGGGGTCAATAGGAGGCTCCCAGTTCATGACTGGCTCCTGTAGTGCGACGTCTCGTCGCAGCCTGGGCTTGACTTGACGAAGTGCCGCAAGATGCGGCTGACTTCTGAGCGAGACATCGCGGCGAGTTCCCGGTCAGGAATTCGAACCACGTGGACGCACCAGCTTTGCTGGTACACGGACCAGTAGGTCACCGTTCCGTCGCGGTGAAGGGTGAGCTTCACAGGCACATCCCGAGGAGAATCTCCTCGGCTCCGGCGACTTGGCGTTCGCCACAAGACTCACACTTGTACTCACGTGCGTCTGGCTCGACGCCGTCCGCCTCATCCCCACAATTGAGGCAGAATCCTGGGCTTCCGCCCGTTACTCGAGCGTGCTTCACGGCTGCCGACACTCGTCGGCGAAACATTGCTGTATCCATCACAGGTATCTCCTGGTGAGGACCCGAGGGTCCCGGATGACAAACCCGGTCGTATCCTTGCGGAGGCGACCGAGAGGCTTGAGGAGCACGAGTGCTCCCGGTGGATCGTAAGGACGTTGGTCATCCTTGGTGCCGTCGACCACGGGCACGCCGTGGAACTCAGACAGCCCGTGAAGGGCCCAGTGGATCTCCGGGGAGACCACGACAGCCACGCCGGGCCGGGCCGCTTTAAGGGCTTGCTGTGCCAGCTGAAGCGGCGATTGCCCGCTGCGCTCTGACCAGCTGTAGGTCAGGTGGTACGGCTGTGCCGTCCACCGTGCCACGGACTTGGTGTAGTCGTAGCAACGCTCGAGCACACGGGTGCTCAGGTATGACTCCCAGCTAATATCGCTGGTGAGGTTTGGACGTATCCAAGCCTCCACGCCCTTGCGGGCTTGGGAAGCGAGGAAGTCGACGCACTCGGCGTCGAGCTTGCGACCGAATCCCACAGGATCGGCCAGGAATTTCCACGTCTTACGGTGGCGGGCGGACTGGACGACGGCCATCTGGCCTCGCCCTGCCGTGTCGAGGCATCCGCCCCGGCAACCCGGACTCATGTCCGGGCAGATTGTCATCCCGGCGACCTTGCCGGGTGACAGGTGAAGGCCCGCGACACGAATGTCGTAGAGCTTCATGGACTTCTCCAGCTTGGCCTGACGGCCAAGGTTCAAGAGTTCAGCCTTCACCCGGCCGGCTTCCTTGGAAGATCGGCCACTGGCCGTCGATTGGCGACGGCTTCCTTCCAGTTGGACACCCTGGAAGGGTGGCTCACGAACGCGTCTACCGCGTCCGCGATGGTTGTTGCTTGCCCGACCGACAGGCCGGACAGGCCCTCGATCAGGTACCACGGCGACAGGCTGCAGGACCTGTACACGAACCAGCCGTGCTCGTTGAGCGGGAGGCCCCCCCCAGAGAGGGCCCACCCGGACTTACTGACCGAGACACCATCGGGGTAGGCCCCGAAGTGCCACCCTTCGGCGGCGAGGAATACCGCTTTATTCTTGACCATGACACGCGCCTCCTTGGCGCTGATTCCCAGCGATATGCTGGGCAGGTCGCAGCCAAGGTTATGAGCCTTGACTCCCGGCTTACCGGGAAGCTGCGACGACTAGCCACGCCGGAACGTGGCTGGGTTGCTTCGCCGTACGGGGCGAAGCGGGAACCGTCCAAAGCATCGCCAGGATGCTCTGGAAGTTCACGAGCCCAGCCGGAGGACGGCTAGCCGGCGTTCGCTGGGCTCGCTTGCGGCGATGGTCGCGAGCATAGCCCACAGAGCCTTACGCTCTTCGGAGCGAAGAGCGGATGCTGCCATTCGCTCCCGGAATTTCTCCAGGGGGTTCAGGGAATTCACTTGCACGCCCCGTAGGGCGGAAGGTGACGTCCGGTGATTGCCTCACCGGCACAGTTGAGGAGCACTCCCGCGATTAGGACCACAGCGATTAGCCTAATCACGTCCAATAGTCCTCTGCGGTGCGTCGCCCCTTGGGTGCAGCGAACACGTCGACTGGCTTGCGTGGCTTGGCTGGCTTGGCTGGCTTGGCTGGCTTAGCGGCTGGCTTAGCGGCTGGCTTAGCGGCTGGCTTAGCGGCTGGCTTTGCGCTTTCACCAGTTGCCCGGTGAATGATGCGCGTGGCCTGCACCGCGTGCGTTCGTTCTGGCTTCGCGTTGGAATACAACGCGCATAGATCCATACGGCTCATGTGTGAGCACCTTTCCTAACGCGTCACGATTGACGCAGAGCACGCGCAAGGCTTCGAAGCCTTGACGGCACAAGCGGTGCTACCCCTTGCGTCACGCGTGCTAGCATGCGCATCGTCGGTTGACGTTGCGCGTTAACGTTAACGCTTCTCGTTCTGCACCTTCTCAGGGTGTACACTTCTTCCCAATGTGGGAGCGTGCTACCGTTGAAGATAGCAACGAACGCTACGTATCGGTTCCCACTTAGGCCGTCACCCTGGGGACGGAAGGCCTAGCTATAGGATCGCTTGTAAGGCGATCCAGCGCGAAACATGCACCAGCCTACTAGCGTCGCATCGAAGCTCGCTTGGCGCGGCCCGTTAGGGTCGCTGATTAGGTTGCGGTGTTAGTGCATGGTCACGCGATAATGCACGTGGGAACGTCCGGAGACGTTGAAACGAGAAACTGATTGTCAGAGAGCAGGCGGTGTTCCGTTTAGAGGCTTTCGCCGAACCCGATGTGTAGACACTACCCTAATTCGGGCCCTTGTCACGTATTATTGCCACGCGTTACGTCGTTTCTTTTCCCATCACTCGACAGTGTAACGATTCCAGTGACATAGCGTTAACGTGTAGACGTTAACTAATATCAGGCGTTGACAGAATAGCGACGCTGTGAACGTCCTGCAGGGTTCCCCGTTGCGTTCCCACTTGGTGGGCACGGCGTAACGGTATGGAAAGTGTATGTGCCCGGTATGGGGTGGATAATACTATGAATCGAAACTCAGTGCAACTACTTTTAATTAACGTATTACGTACACACTACAGCATGTGTTGTACGTATCTTTACGGTCGCACCACTGCAATTACCCTAGCGGATTCGTTTACATCGATTGCGTATACAGTAGTTAACGTATACGTATGTGCTTCGTATACCCCCCGTCTGCACTTCGTATTACGGTAACCCGTAGGGTACCCATCTCCAAAATTTTCCCTACTGCACGTTACCGTATTACCGCTACGTTCGCGCATCCACCTATCCAGCGGAGTAGGCCAGCGCGAGTGGGAGCGAGCGTATCTACGGAGCGTTGTTCACGCGTCTACGTTAGTCGTCGCCAATCCCTAGCTCGTCTATCGCTCGCTTCGGGACCGCTTGCCTGCTCCTCGTTGTTACGCAGGAAAGCTTTAGGCATGGGTTACGAACCCCTAACCCCTAACTGTCACAGATAGCGGCTGATTGGAAGACAGATTCGGCATCCCCTCGGACGATTTATTTTACCCTGCTTTCTTCCTCATATCAAATACGT